ATCGGCGCGGATGCTGACCGCTGCTGCCGCCGTGATATCCGTCGCCAGTAGCCACGACGGCGTAATGCTGTTGTTCATCGGCATGATGCACATATTCGAGTCGTTGCGCGCGGTCAGCAGCGTCGTTGCTGTGCCGAGCGTGCCGCGCATTGCCCCGAACGCCTGGCCCCAGATCATCCGATTCCAGGACCACCGGCCGGTGTTTGCGTCCAGGAACGTCTGCATCGCGCCCAGCGAAACAGTATCGTTGTAGGGCACGTCGATGAAGTCGAATGGCTGATCGCCGAGGTTCAGCAGCCCCGCCGTCAGGCTGGGGTTGGTCGTTCCGCCCGACATGGCCGTGATCGTGTATGCCACGCCAGCGGGCACGGACTGCCCAGCGGGCGCGCCACCATAGGCGATGTTGATCTGGATTTCGTTGCCGGCCAGGCCTTTGTTCTTTGCGGTCAGCGTGACCGTGGACGCCGAAACGGTTGCAGTCGCTGGAAGGTACGGATTGGCTGCGATCGCGGCTTGAATAGCGGTGGCCTGAGCCGTAGTCGCCATACCGGCGGTGATGCCGACGTTGACGATCTCTTCGCCGATATAAACCGGGAGTGTGCCAGCGGCAGTGGCCGCGCCGGTGAGGAGGATTGAGCCAGTTGCGGCGACGCCAGCCGGGTCATCCGCCAGCGGCAGCAAGTAGATGGTGCCGAAGTTGTCGGTCTTGCGGTATCGCGCGACCTTTTTTGCTAGCATCGAGCCCGTGCCGGCCTTGTTGCTGGTGTCGGTTGCGCCCATGCAAATCACGGGCTGGCTGGGGACGAGCAGCCCGGACGAAAGCTGCTGACCGATGATCAGCGTGTTCTGCGCCTGAGTGCCCGAGTTCGCCTTTGTGGGGTCGATTTCCTCATAGACGCCGGGGACGCGGTTGCCGGCCGGGTAGTGCTGGAAGCCGATTGTTCCGGACATGCGTTAGGCCCCTTCGTGCGTTGGTGCGGTGGGTTCGGCGATCGGCGCTTCTTTCAGCGGTTCGGCCCCGACAACATCGCCGTCGCGCAACCGGCGCATCCAGAAATCAGACGCCGGCACATCGCGGCCCTCGGCCGGCAGCATGTCATGGCGATCAGGGTCCGGAATCACCAGACCCTCGGCAGGTTTCACGAACATGATCGTTCCTTTAGAGGAATATCGTCGGGGTCGATTTGATGCCGAACTGGTCAGTCGGCTCATTCGGGGGCACAACAACCTGGTGGACCTCGGTCCAAACCATGTCGAACGCCATCGAAAGGGTGCCCTGCACCATTTCGGCGTCTGCGTGCGCTTCCATTTTCGTTTCGACGCGGTCGATCCGCTCGATTGATCCGGTCAGGCCAAGCAGCAGCGGCGACGTCAGGATCGCGTACTCGATGTCACCTGCAAGGTTTTCCATGCCGTCTTCAAGCTCGGGGCCGGTCGGGGCCTGGATCCGGCCCTCAAGCGCGATGCTGCACGTCACCCTGAACAGATGCGTCCATGTATCGAGCGTCTTGATGTCTTTCGTTTCGTGCCAGCCGTAGACCAGGACGGCGGGCAAATCGACTTGCTTCACCGGCCACACGCGGGCCTGAAATACGCGGCCATTCAGCAGCGGGATGCCGTCGAGTAGGATGTTGGTGACAAGGTCGCGCTTTGCGGCCCGCGCCGTCGGGAACGTCATCGGATCAGGGAACCGAGGATCAGCACGACATTGCCCTTCCCGTCCGGCTGCTCGTCGACGACACGCCAGGTCGATCCGCGTGCGGTGATCTGATCCTCATCGCCCGGCACGAAGCCAGCCGGACAGGAAGCAAGACGAATGCCGACGACAGTCCGCCATGCCGTTACGGGCACGCCACCGGCATCCGTGCCGACCTGGACGTATGCCCGGTCGATCACGGCGTCGGTCAGCACGAATGCCGCGGCGGTCGCGGGTTGATAGGAGGCGGCCTCGCCGAACGCCGTGTGCAGCGGCGCGAGAACGAGGGCGTCCCAGTCGACGGGCATGGATCAGGCCTCGGAACGCCCGGTAACCAGCACTTCCGGGCGGACACAGATGTGAAGCGGGTAGGAATACGCCTCGACCTTCCACCATGTGTTCCGATCGCGGTCGAAGATCGGTATCAAGTAGATCGGCTTGCCGGGGGTGTTGACCCACTCGAAGGACTCGCCCGGGGCGTAGGCGACCTTGAAGACGCCCGGGGCGCCGACCGGGAAGAACTTCACCTTGTCGTCCGGGACTTTGATGGTGCTGTTGTCATCCGACCCGCGATAGTTCAGCCAAGAAATTCCGCCGAATGGGAAGGCCTCGAACGCGGCACCGGTGCTGCCATCCCGCAGGTCGGCGGCGGCACTCCAGTTGAGGAACGTGCGGATCACGTCGGGATGGTTGACGAAGGCGTCGTAAAACACGTCACCGCAGAGCGCGACAACGCGGGTTGATGTGGTGAACGCCCCCTGCGAAGCGCGTGCCATTGAGCGAACCAGCGCGTTGATGATCGGACGCAAGCTGTTCACAACGCCGGCGGCGAGATTGAACCCGATCTCGGTCGCGGCGGTGATGCCGAATTCGTTGAAAAAGTTGAACTTCAACGAGCCATCAGCGTCCAGACAAAGGCCCTGCACTGCGGCCAGCCGCTGGTATTCCCAGGTGTATTCCATACTGGACGTCAGGCCGGTCGGGCCGCCGACGCGGCGCGCAACTTCAGTCTCGATCTGCATCAGTTCCGTTTCGGTCCCGAATGCGCGGATGTCCTGCAATTCCTGCGCTGTGATTGTGTCATCGTGCATCAGTCGGGGGATGTCGAAGACGAAGCCCTTGCGCTTCTCGGTCGTGCGCTGGGTGCCCTCCTGGCCGCGCTCAGAGAACGGGATCAGGACGAGTTTGCCCTGCCGGCTTTCGATCGCGAGACGGGTGTTGCGGATCGGGTCCGGTTCGAAAATCCCCATCGCGCCCAAAGCGCCAGGCTGGTAGGGAATTTTCTCGACCGCCGTCGTCAGTGCGATGGTCGAGAACATATCTTGGCGGAAAACGTCAAGCGATGCCATGTCGGGGGTTCCTTCTTGCCGCTATCAGCGGGCGATGATGCCGAGAGCGGCGAGACCGGCGATGCCAGTGGTGAGTGCGCCACCGGTGACCGTCGCGTCCCACTTCAGTTCGGATGCGTTCACTTCCGCTTGGCGGGTTACGACGGTGCCCTTGACGTCCGCCGAAGTGGCGTTTGTGTTTTGGTAGAGGACGCCAGCGACGACGCCTGATCCATCGACAGCGGTCGGCAGGTAGGAGGTGTATTTTCCGCTCCCAGCAGCCACCACGACGGTGAACTTGTCGCCCGCTACGGCAGGGGTGCCGCCGGCGGTAATCGTCCAGTTGATGTCGGCGTTCGTGTAGGCGCCAAGGGCTGCGGCCGGCGGCATCGAGTTCCCGCTGGGATCGGTCACGGTGTAAGCGGTTGCGCCCGTGAACGTCACGACGTAGCTGCCGGATTGCGCGGTCGCGCCGAGCGTGATCGCGGACATCACCGCGTTGCCGGTCCCGACCATCGCCGGGGCGGCCGGGGTAGCAAGCTTGATCTGTCCGAGCACCGCGCCGGCGGACAGGTTCTGTCCGGCGATCAGCGTGCCGCGGTCAAACGAGCGGTGCCCGTTTGCGTAGGAGACGAGGAATTCGGCGGTATGCTGGGTTTCCAGCAGGGGCACTTGGGTCATTTTCTATTTCCTTGCTGGAAACGGTTGGATTTACTTGGAGATGCCGGCGCGCTTGAAGGCTGCACCCCAGCGGGTATCCGTCGTGACGGCGACGGCCGGGGCGCCTGCGCCCAAGTTCGGATTGCGGGCCGCCCGGGCCGCGTCGACCGCACCGGCACCGGCGGGGGCGTCGCGGAGGGCGCCAAGGATGGCCGCTGCACTCATTGGCGTGTTCGCCAGGAGGTGGGCGCCGATCGCGGGGTTGCGGACGAACGCGCGGGAGCCAATGACGGCGGTCCATCGGGCGCGCTCCTGGGCGGCGCCGCGGGCAACACCTAAGGTCGAGGCCTTCTTCGCCTTGTCCTTCTT